CCCATACGCTGGTGCATACTTCTTCCAGTTATCTTCCCATGTAGGAATGTCCAAGTCTTGCCCGTATACACTACCAGGTTTTGCCTGTGTAATACCCTTATTCCAAATATCTCTTTGTGGGTTATACCACAAGTTCTCCCAACCTTGTCTCTGTTGTCCTACCCAATCCTGTAACTGTGCATTGTAATCTCGTGAAGAAGCAGCCTTGATGTTTCCCAGCTCCCCAAGTGCACGTCCGAATCTTTGTCCACCTGCACTAGTCATGTCGTTCATATAACCCCTATTGGCCTCTCCATACTGTCTCATAACTTCGGGTTTAATAAATTGCTCACCTGTTTGTAGTGCTCCTGGTTGAAGTCTCTGCTCCCAGAAGTCCATAAAAGGTACTACCTGCTGAAACATTGGTATTTCTGCTGCAGTTGCTAATTGTCCTGTTAGAGGGTTGGTGTATTGTTGTGCTAAGGTCTGGGTTGTCTGGGTTGCTGCAGGTTGGGCTGCAGGTTGGGCTGCTGGTTGTGGAGCTGGTGCTGGTGCTTGAGGAAAGTTCTTCTTTTTAATCTGGTCGAGTAAATAAAGGTTCTGCTCAAGTGTTCCCTTGTAAGCACCCATGGGAGAACCTAGTGCCTTGTAATATTGGGCATTTCTCTGCTGCCAAGTTCCAGTAAGGCCTGGTACTCCCATTATCTCTTGATAAAGTAATGCCATGTTAATCGATATCAAATTATAAGTACCTGCTACTGCTTGGTATGTTGTCAATATATTATATTATATTTTCAATCAAGTCTAGTCTAGGTAGTTGTATTCTTCAGTTGCGGAGTTAGAAAAGATATTATAATTATATGTAACTCTCCTTTCTCCAAAAGTGATTCCAGTCGAAAGAGGGTCATATCTTGTAACTTTTAGCGTAATATACGTAGAACTTGACTGAATCGTTGCTATCTCATCAAGAATTATGTATATGGTCCCTTCACCTGGTAGATAAGCATAATAAATCTCGTTGACAGACCAGTCTCCTCCAGTTGTTATATCTCCTGGATACTTAATATCTCTAATAGGTGGGAAAATTAAGGGCACATACCCGAGTCCATGTGCATAGGTAGCTGTGTAGGTTTTAGAACTAGAACTAAGAGCTTCTTCTGGTAGGTCAATGTAAATAGAACCTGTTTTTGATATTTTCAGTGTATCTAGACTTGAATCAAAGGTTAAATCCTTTTGGGATGCTGTTTTAGCATCATATCCACTCTTACTTATTTTTATTCCAAAAGAATTACTCATTTAATGGGTTGGCAAATAAGGTTATATACGCATTCTTAGTCCCACTATAATATACATGAGTACTGTCGACACATAGTAAAGATTCCCCCGTCGTATCCATGGAATCATTTTCCATAGACACATACTCCCCTGTACCAGCACCTGTCTCCATAACACCCAAGAACGCTGGTGGATACCCAAATCCATGAGCCTCACTACCGCTAGAAGCGAAATGAATACACCTTGCAGGTTTTAAACTAGGATAAGAGGTGTCTACTATAGTGTTTTTCTTTTCTGCAGTAAATACATTTACGCCAGGTGCAGCTGCTCTTATCCCAAAATCATTAGATAAGGACTGATTTGTATTAGAAGAAACACTTTCATCCCAAGCATCCTCTACGGGGTCAGCCATTACGAAATATTTTACATCCACACTTGCTGGACTGGAAGTCATCCTGGAGGTCCCATCATATAGGTAGTAGGTAAATTTGTTTACAGAAGGAGCATAACTATCGTCCTTGTCTACATAACCATAAGAACCAAAAAGAGACCATGTACTAGAAAACTCCAAACCCCCACCGCCTGGTGCCTTAAACCATTTCGCAATTTCTGGGTGTTTAAAATATAACAAAACCAAAGGGTTATACCCAAGATTATGTGTTACAAGAAAATCGTCAAGAAAAGGTTCTATTGTAAGAGAAACTACCGAATGTGTAGCAAAGGCCTCTGTATAGATTTTTAAACTATTTTTTAAAGAATCAAAGGAAACCCTTCTATAGTCTTCTTGGGGTATTACAGTATATCCGTCTTTAGATATTCGTATTCCAAAGTTTCCCATTATCCTAAATAGCCAATTATTACTCGGTCAGTTGTGCCATCGTTTATAACTATTCTCTTGTTTTTTCCGTCCAATCTAACTTGCTTGCTTCCTAAATATATAATCCCCTCCCCACCTATTGTACCACCCACCAAATTGCTAGCATCGGTAAACCTTGTTTCTATAATAGGTGTTGTAGTCCCAGTAGGAAACATAGCCCTGAGAAGATAGGTATCAAACCCTGCTTCTGTAACCGTTTGTGTGTCAAAGACTATTTCCATTATGTTGCTACTTTTCCAAAACTTACTGGACTTGCTACAAATCCGATTGCCTCAATCATCATGGTTGAGCTACAAGTAAACTTGAGTGCATGGGTAAATCCTTGGCATTGTACCGTTGGTAAAATCTTGGCTACTGTAATCGTCGAACTTGCTGGTAAGGTATCTAATGTAGTGAAACTTCCACCATTGTACGAGTAAGACACTGCTACATCACCACCTGATTTATACCTCACATAAAACCCTGACACCCTGTACTCTATTGTTGGGTCGTTAAATGTGTAGTCCTGTGTCCTTGCTTCTACAGAAATCGCACCTGCTGTTCCTGAGCTGTCGTCGTCGGTTGTTCCAGTATTCATTTTGTAAACAGCCATTGCACTCTTCTCTCCGTAGTACAAGTTCTTTGCACCACTAGAGTTAATAAAGGTTGAGTACACTACTGGCTCGTCGTCTCTTGAGTTCATAATCCAACCTCCCGTAGAAACATCAAACACAAACTCGGCATTAGTAATTGCACTTGCTGGTGCTCCAGACAAGGTCGATAAGTCCCCTACCGAAAGGTAATACTTTCCGTCAAAAGAGCCTGCTGCCAATTGTCCCCAGTTGCTAGGGTTAATCAAGTTAAACAACCCATATCCGTCTACAGGGTCTTTAATTTTCCTTGAAATATCTATAGGTCTATTTGAACCATCGTAGAGATAGATAGCCTCCCTATCCACCCAGATAAGGTTTCCACCTACGTCTTGAATAGTTCTCTCGTTAACACATCCAAACCCTGGCATTTTGTAAGACCAGGTTGAACTTGGGTCCCATTGGTACATATTGTCCTCATCAAAGGATATAAACTTCTCATTAAAAGAGGTTATACCTGTTACCTTTCCGTCTTGAGTAAAGTAGTCAATTAAAACATAAACAGTATCATTATCCCAAGAAGAAGTATCTCCGTCTGTAGTTACAACTGTTCCAGAAGTAAAGCCTGTGATAAAGCGAAGGACACCTTCCGTCGCATTGTAAAGGTATGCTGCTCCCTCATGGTAAGCCTCAAATATGGCTGCTGTCGTTGTAACTGTGTTAGCACCTGCTACATCAGCATTGGCTGCGCAGGTTCCCGTGGCGTCATAAAACTTGTCTGTATTAGGTTGAGAGAAAAATATTACGTGTGGCATTATATTGTTTCCACCAACTGCAAGTCTTGTTTTATTGACTGCCAAGTGGTGTCCTCCTATAACTGGTGCAACATCAGTAATGGTGTCTCCTGTTGAGTATGCAAGGGCTGTTGTTCCGTCCTCGCACCCAAAGTATATTCTATCTAGGAAATTAACCATATTAACCTTTTTACTAGCAGTCCACTCATCGGTATCAATGGCAGTCCAGGTATCGGTTCCATTAAACTCTTCCAAATCTCTATTACAAATCCTGTAGAAGGTATGTGTCCCGTCGGACTTATCATAAGTTCCTAACCCCCAAACCCTCGCATCTCCCGAAGTAACATTTCCTAAAAGTTCTGTACCCTTTCGGTTAGACCAATTCCCTATTCTATCTAAGACAATGTTTTTTAGAAGTGGAGACTCGTTGTTCTCCATAAGTCTGTGGTCTGTAGTCTGGTTCATACCACCACTAAGGTTTTGGTACCAGAATATTTTTGGTTTTATGTTTATGTTCATAATTATCTGTCCCTATCAACCATTCTTCTAAGTCGTCTACTTGGGGTTGTTTTGGGTGTTCCACTTCCCCTTGTAAGAAGGTAACTTGTAATCATTTCCTGCTTTCCTGCTTGATACAATTGCTCAAACCTGTCTGCTTCGTCTAGTCTCATGAGCTTTCTTAGTGCGTCTGCTGTGGCACCGTATACAAGCGTTGAGTGTGCTCCTAGTGGTAACCTTGGTACGTCTGTGTCAGCACTAAGTGCTGCTGGCTGTTCTATGTATTCTAATTCAATTCCATTGGCTACATTTTTACTTGCTTCTGGAAGTATTCCTATGGCAGTTGTCATTACGCCAGAAATA